ATCTTATTTATTGTTTTTAAGATATCCGTATTTCTTTTCGGCAAGATATATAAATTTTTTAAAAACTTTTTGTTCTTTTATTTTAGAATATCTCATAAATGCTTCACAACTAGTTTTTGGTTTAGCATAGAGATACATATCAAAGGCGAGTTCAGAACTATACGCATCTATTTCAAATGGATTTGAAAAATAATCATCATATTTGTTTTGTTGATCATCAAGTTGTAAAGAATGAGTTAATTCGTGAATGTAGGTGAGAGTAAATTGTTGTTTATATTTTTCCCAAACAGATTCAGGAATAAATAATTGTTGTGTATATAGTTCTGGTGATAAATTAATTGTTATTTCTAATTCTGATTCTGAAAAATGTTCTTCGGGAACATTAGCGGCTCCATCGAAAGTCATTTCATATAAGGCATGATCCATATCTTTTCGTATATTAACATAACAAGAAAATCCTAGTTCATCTTCTAATATTTCTTCTGATCTATTAGCACATTCATGCCAGAGTTTAATATAACGATTTGTTTTTGAATTATAAGAATTCTCTAATTCCTTAAAAGCTTGATCTATACAACCCAATGAATTTTTAACAAAATCTAAATCATTCATATTGAAATGCTCCGAAATCAGCCTTATTTCTGTGTCTATTGTCAGTGGATCGATCAAACAATGGTTCATCATCTTGTCCGCTATCCGCTATATCTTCTTGGGCTTTATGCTCTGCATCATAGAGTCTCATTTTACTTCTATCTACTCCAATAATAAACTTTCTATAAGATGTAGGATCATTATATCTATTTTTCAATTGTTTTACAAGCATTTGATTTAACTCTTCCATTTCATCAGAAGATATTAATGCAAACATAAAATCAGCGGTTGCTGGTAAACCAAAACTTTCGGAAGTATCTTCTAAGCCAATATCTGTACTTGTGAATCCTGATCTAGTCGTTTGAGTTGCGGACATAATTGGAAGATTAAACTCTACTGCTAATCCTCTTAATTCTTCTGCAATTGATTTAATATAAGTATAAGAATTTACTACAGCACCTTGTTTAATTCTCGCACTAGTACATATGTTTAAATAATCTATGAATATTATATCAGGAACAAAATTACGTTTCAACTTTAATTCACCTAATAAATTTTTAAAATGCATTGAGCTAGCTGACGCTGTAGGATATTCCTTAATAATTATTTTACCTTTAGTTTTCTTTTTAAGTTTTAATATTTTCTCTTTATACAAGTCTCTAGGAATTTCTTCTAATTGATTAATAGGAATATCTAAAAGATTTGCATCTATTCTTTCAGCGATCCTTTCTTCAGCCATCTCTAATGTGATATACAATACATTTTTATTAATAGAAAGACAACTAGCAGCATGATGGCACATGAATAATGATTTACCTACCCCGGTACCTGCTAAACAAATATTTAAAGTTTTTTTAGGTAAACCTCCTTTTGTAATTTTATTAAACATCTCAAGATCAAATTCAAGTCTTTCTTCTACTCTATGATAAAATTCAAATCTATCTTCTGCATTTTCAATAAAATCGTGACCAATATGTGGATCAAAAGAAACAGCTAAAGCATCTGATAAAACTGTAGGAATTGCTCCTTTGGATAAGTGTGTCTTTTCATTGCCTTCAAGAATTGCGATAGCATTCACTACAGCATTATATATTGCTTTATCTTGACAAAATGTTTCTGATTGTTCTAAAAGCCAAGGTGTGATGTCTTTAAAATCACTAGGCTTATCTAAAGTATTAATTATTTCATTAGATTTAGTATATTCTGTTTCATGTATACCATCTAATTGATCTAAATCTATTAATAAACTTTGTTTGGTCGGTAGGTCATTATGCTTTAAAATATATTCTTGAATTAATTTAAAAACTATCTTTTCAGATGAATCTTCAAAATATTCAGATTTTACGTAAGGAACAACTTTTCGCGAAAAATTTTCATTATGTATTAAATGTGATAGTATCAGCCGTTCTATCCGTTCCGTCATTAGTTTTTACTCCTTCCTTTTCAGATTCTTCTTTATATCTGTCCCATAATAATTTAACTAAAATTTCTCCAATCATATATTCAAATTCAACACCTTCTTCATCGGAATGTTCTACATCCTGCAATTCTGGTGGCACAAGAATAACGTCGTATTCATATTTCGCATTACTTTCTCCCTGTTCGTCCGGCGGCGCAACTTGAAACTTACCATATTTTATAACAGTTCCTTTAAAAGGGCCCGCATTTAATTCAACACACATTTGAGAAACATCTTCGGGATGTTCCGGATGAGGAACTAAATTAAAATAACTATTAATTCTATCGTAATCTTTTTTTGTTAATTCATTCATTCTTTTTACCAGCCCGTTATCTCTGTTCGATTATCCTCTAGAGGAATCCATTGCATTGTTTCCTCTTCTCCTGTCCATCTAGCAGAAACTATTGGATAATTTTCCCAGGCTCTTTTTACTGCTTCTTCTCCTCCACGACGTAATATTTTTGTTCCGTCTTCCATTGTTAATTCTACTACTTTAACTTTCTCTACTATCATTAGCCACCTTGTGGATTATAATTAAAATATATTGCCCCAATAATACCTAAAATAATCGGAATCATACCAAAAAACCAACCATACGAAAAAATAAATTCTATAATATCTTCAAACATTAATGTCCATGTTGTTCTTCTAATCCATGTTGTTCCAATAGATTATGCATTCGTTTATGTTCTGCACCTGATAAAGCATACATGACTGCAATTCCTGTATACAGCCCTATTGCTACACCAATAACAAATCTTGTTATTGTTTTCTTATTGCTGGTCTTTTGTTCAGTTGAAAAATTCTTACCTCTTTTAATTCCAACCCATATTTTGTAACCACCATAAACAAGTAATACAAAAGAAGGTATTAGAATATACCATTCTGTTCCAAAAGAAAGTGCAGATGCACCAAACAATAAGAAAAGTACTCCACTAATCCAACATACAGGACACATATTACTCCTTCTCTTCCATTACTCCCATTTCACCATATAAAAATTCTTTCCCGGCGGCTTTATCTAATTGATCAAGAATCTCTTTTGTAAAATATTTTTTAGGATTTTTTAAAATTGTTTTCAAATATACTTTTTCTCCATCTGGCATTTCTAATCTAGTAGAAACTTTTTTAAATATGTCATATTTTTCAGCCAACTCTGCTAATCCATAATATCTATTCAATCCTTCTTTATATGTAAGAAGGACATCCACCATTTTATGTTCTTTTGTGAGTCTTGATTTATAAGTTCTACAATGAATTATTTGACCAATAACTTCTGTTCCGTCTTTTTCTTTTTTCTTGGAAAGAAAAACAATAGAAGATGCAGCATAATGTAAGCCAGTTCCCCCTCCCATAATTTTTTGAGGAAACAATGTCCCTATTTGATCATATGTGTGATTAGTAACCACAAGAGGAACTTTTGCTTTGCCTCCTAACAAAGTAAGAACTCTAAATGTTCCTTTAACCATTTGAGCTCTGGTCATATCCCTTGTATCTTTTCCTTCGCCAATATCTTCCATCTCTTTAGTAGTAGACAGATTGCCTAATGAATCAAGACACATCATCATCGGAGGACGATCTTTTTCGGGTTCTTCTAAATGTTTTTCTAAAATTTTAGTTGCTTGTGTTCTGAATTCTTGAACTGTTGCAACAGGAAGGATGATCATGCGCTTAGAATCTATTCCCCGCATTTCAATCATATCTCTGGTTAGGGCAGATTCACTTTCAAAATATATAACCCCGCCAGTAGGATTATCTGCGAGAAACTGTCTGACACAACCCAAAACGAAAAAAGTTTTACCTGTTGAACTTTCTCCAGCAAATGCTGTAATTTTATTAGATGGTAATCCGCCATAGATGGTTCCGGATAACTGAGCATTTAAAATATACGAACCAGTATCAATAAAACTTTCTACATCTCCAGCTTCAATCCCATCACTTACTTTTGAACCATATTCATTTTTGGTTACTTTCAACATTTCATCAAAATAATCACTCATATAACCTTTTCAATTTATCATCATACATTATAATATAATTTAACATAATAATCAAGAAAAAAAGGGGGGCAGAATTCGGCTCCCCCTTTTACATAACTAGTTATGACTTGGAATAAATTCCCCAGAGTACCCATATAGCAATTAAGCCGACAAAACCTTCTTGTCCTAATTGTTTTACAAGTGCTACAACAGAACCCACGATATCAATTCCGATAAACGGTAAAGCTGCACCAAAAATAATCTGAAGAACTACGCCAAGAGCAATAACTGCTA